TTTAACCTTGCCGATTAAATCAATACACACCATGGCAGTTAGCATTCCCCAACATCCATCACAGGCTCTTTCATTGCACCAATTTTCAAATTCTTTAAATTTCATTTTTGAGTTCTTCCAATTTCTTCTCAGTTTCTTCACGGGTGAGGAATAATGATTCACCGATTTTATCTATATCCGACAACTCAAACACGCACTTGTCGATTGTACATGGCGTCTTATTTGGAATGCCTAAGATGTAATAAACTTCTGTTCCAACTTTACACGGCAATCTCACAAGCAATCCCTGTTCTTCTAAGTCTTTGTATTTCTTCAACTCTTTCTGCATTATCGCTAATTTAGCAAGTTCCAATCCAGTAAATGCACCGTTTTCTTTGAGTTCCTTTAATTCTTTTAAAGTGCCAATATCTTTGTAAGACTTTAATTCTTCAAGCCACTCTGCGATTTGTTTATACTCCTTTACATATTGATTTCGTATATCTGCATTTAACTCATTTGCATCTTCTGAACCCATATCTGCATTCTCGATACTCCATTTATAACGATTTGCAACTATCTTTAACTGTTTAATACCATCATCAATTAGAAATCTCTCCATCTACTTCACCTCTTCCATCTGACTTTCTACAGTATCTGCAAGTAACTTCAAGGACTTAATAAACGAGTCCGTCAATGCTGTTTTGTATGGGCTTTTAGTGAATGTTCTGACAAGGCTTACTGCATCCTTGATTTTTTCTTCATCTTCGACGATTTCAGATGCTTCACACAATGTTTTTTCATTGTCTCTGTAAGTAACAACCTTGCTACTATAAAAATTCAATAAGTTTGGAAACGGAATTTCGATAGGGTTTAAATGGTCTTCTCTCGCCCATGTGAATCCCTGAAGCTTTGCCATTTTTATAACACTCAAATATTCTCCCTGTGTCTTTACGAACACGCTCTTCCCTGTTAAATCAATCATCAAAATTTCCTCCTGTAATCTCATCAATACACTGATTCCAGCCCTCCGCAAAGCCAGCATCAGACGTATTGGCTGGATAATCTCCATTGTCTTTTTCTGGCAAATCCATAAGCGGACACCAGTCTGGTCTTGATTTACTTTCACAATCATAATGTTCTTCTGTCATCAGAATTACATCATAATATAAACAGTCAGCTAATTCACAGCATCCCTCATATTCAAGATTTCCACAATATTCAGTTCCGAACGGGCAGCCATAACAATTTTCTGGCGTATCAATCACTAATACTGATTTGCTCATTCGACTCCACCGCCTTTCACGATTTCGATTGCCCTGCTCAGTCCAGCATTGTATCCTTGATGCACATCAGATAAAATACATTCTGATTCAATGAATTTATCTCTTTCCAATTCGCTAATAGCCTTATCCACATCAAAAACTGTCGGTTGCTCATTGACACAATCAATAAACTCTTTCTGGTCAGAACTAATACTTGTTCCAATTTCCCAAATTTTGATGTATTTAATTAATTCGTCAGCATCAATCAGTCTACTCATTCAGTTTCACCGCCTTTTATAATTTCATCAATTGTTGCATCTCCTTCTATGCAATATTTTTCAAATAAATAATTCTCTAATTGTTCCACAACCTTATCCACATCAAATGCCGTTGGCTGTTTATTAACACAATCAATAAACTCTTTCTGGTCGGAACTAATACTTGTTCCAATTTCCCAAATTTTGATGTATTTGATTAATTCGTCTGCATCAATTAACCGCATTTATTCATCCTCCCACACTCCCAATAACCGCATCCTCTCATACAGTACAGTGACGGTCTTACGCCGGTATCCATAAAAATCCTTTGGGTTCATCGGGATATATCTTTCTTTGCTGATTTTCCTGTAGCTCTTCCGGTGTAGGATATTCTCTATAACCATATCCGCTATCACCGTGTTTTTCGGACAAGCTGACAAGGCGGCACCGGAAAGCAGGTATCCGTACTCTGCCGGAAAGTCTTTCAGCATCGTATTCAGTTTTTCAATGTCATCTGCCGGAATACCGTAGTCTTTCAGCTTTTTATTCCTTGTCAACATACCGTTCTCCTTTCTAATCGTCTGGGTGGTGCTTGTCGTACATGATCGCTGCACATACAAGACCAGTTACTCCGAATATGGTTCCAAGGGTGAATCCTAATAAGAATGTAATCATGGCTCATCCTACTTAACATAATCTTCGCAATCTTCTGCATATTCGTAGTTATCCATATCATCACATCTGCACTGGCAGAAATACTGTTTTTCACAGCAAATGCAGCACTGTGTTTCACCGTCCGGACACTCTAATTTACAATATCCCATTTAGCCCTCCTTATATAGCTCTGGAAGTGGCGTCCAGGCGATAACTTTATACATCATTGTTCCGCCGTGTCCGTCCGAATATTTGTCCCATTCAAGATACCCATATTTCTTTTCGTTCCAGTATCCGGCGTCACCAAATTTTAAATAATTCGCAATTCCATAAAGCTTTTCAGGTGTTCCATAGACTTTTCCAAGAATTACAAGACACTCTTTTTCGTCTTCCGGCAATCTCTCACTGACCGGAATCCATCCATTTTCTTTCTCATCATCCATATTTTCGATATAATCCATTATTTTAAGTCCCAACTCGTAAGCCGTTCCTTCAAAAGGTTTCCCGTATGGATTTATTGTTCTTTTTATGTAATCGTAAATTTTACTTTTATCGCTCATATTTCCACCTCTACAAAATACTTTTCTAAAGTTTCTTTTGATATCTCAATCCATCTATTAGCATTTACTCCGTCAAGATGGATATCTCCGCCGATAATTTTTTCATTTCCATCCTCACTTTCCCCATGTAAGCAACTGGCACGCTATTGTGCAGTTAGTACGTGATTTTAATACTCAATAAAATCAGATAATTCCATCTGACCAACTACATTGTTATCTTGCATCCACCATAGATAGACTTCTTCACCACAACTCCACTTCACATCTTTTCCACGCCGCTTGCGTTCCTCAATCATTCTGTCAAAAGCACGTATATAGGCTTGCTTGTACTTTGGAAAATCATACATTTCCTTTTCCCTCTGCTTCTTTGACGCAAGCGGACAACCTAGACAGCCTAACCTGTTATATCCGCATTGATACAGTTCACATACTTGAATGTCTTTCTCACCAATGAACTGCCAGATATTCTGATCTGTCCAATCAATAATTGGATTGACTACTGTTTTTGCTTTCATCTGGCAATTTTCAAATAATCTTCTAGTATTATCATTGTCAGTGATAAGCATTTTTTCATCAGAAACACCGATGCTTTTGCTTGCTGTCCGTCCTAATACTTCAAATGGGCTTCTGTTGCTTCGCTTTCTACTCTCAGCCCATCTAACACCTGTCGCAATCATTCTGTTTGGATTACCACCCTCTTTTAGTTCTGGGCAGCAATACCGAACAATTCTGGTAGGTGGCATCAGCTTTCTTGGAATAAGATTCCACATAGTAAGACGTTTGCCATTTTCCTGCACATGATAGTCGATTTCACATTTGATACCCTTGTCTGCCAATTCAGAAAACACAGTTTTGATATGCCTTACTGTTTGCGGTGCATCTACTGTGGTGTGAGAGTTGTGTACTTCAAAAGGAATTTCAGCCATTCTGAATAGTTGCAAAAGTACATCTGAATCCTTTCCACCGGAATACTCACATACAAGTGGCTTTCCATAATGTTTCAACGAGAGATCAGATGCAAGTCGAATTCTCTCAATTGCTTTTTGTTCTAAATCCATAATATTTACACTCCAAATCTTCTGACCAATTCTTTATTCAAATCTGGGATTCTTACATCTGTTTCAGATTCCAATTCCTCAATCATGCTCATAAAGCTTCTTTCGCCACGGTTCGCTTGTCCTACAAACTCATTTGCACAATTGATTACGTCCAAAAGTCTTTTAGTGGAAAATCCATGCAATTTCCGTAATGCCAACATAGTTGTTACCGTGTTAATTGTATTCGCCCAGTCGTCACCAGTATTGAAGCCATCGTTATAGGCTTGATCTTGCATGACTTCCAGCTCTTTACGTGAATTCTGCATGGCTCTGGCGAATGCCTGTGACATCTGATTGTCACATTCCAACACCCTATTTTTCTTTGGCGCTTTCATCTTTAATTTGCTTCCCATATTTTTTCCTTTCGTATCTGTATTCCGTCAAACGGTATGCTCTCGATATTCCCGGATGTTCTGTGGCAATCAGAGAATCCATCTCCAATTGCCGCATATGTCTCTGGACGGTACACTTTGTAAGGTCTGTTCCATCCATAATTTCTTCATAAGAAGGCATATATCCGTGTTTCTCAAAATACTTGACAAGAAATCTGTAAATATCATTTCTAGCAGATTGCCCCTCATTATATTTTCTCTGACGGTAATTCATAGGCAAAACGGATTTTCTTCCGCAGTATTGCTTTTTTCTACACGCATTTTATTTAATCTTTCCGCAGCTTTCTTCTTTGTTTCATCGGAATATTTTCTCGGTGGATTGATTTTAATGTAGGAATACGGCAAGTGAGCGAAAATAGATCCATCATTATTTCTGGCAAGAATTTTTACATCGTCTGGAAATTCCTTTTCTAATTCCTCACATCTGTTCTTCCAGGTACTCCCATTCTTAGCAGTAAGTCCTACATAATCTCTTCCGGGAATCCACTCAATTACACATTCGTTTGTGTTTTCTGACACAAAACTCACCTCTATTCATTTTTTTATTTTTTATCTTTGGAATTTAGCCAGTAGAACTACTGGTGTGTTAGAATCAGTGATAATTTTCTTCGTTGAGTAAGTCGTTGAATTTTTCCAACGCCTTAATAGATACTTTGTTATTTGCTTTTTCTGGTCTGATTGATACATTTAAGTGAATATCAATGATGTGTTTTAATTCTCGCGCAAGGGTTATTTTGCCTTGTTGAATTCCCTGTCTGTATGTCTTGGGCGGTTTATATTGCCCTGTTACTTGCTTTCCAGCTGACTGGCCACCAGCTGTAACGTTGTACATCTGGAAGCCTTTATCTGCAAAAGCCTTGATTGTTTCAATTTCTTTCTGGTCAAGTTCATCCTTTCTACATGTTCTATATGAAAGTTTCCAACCAGTAGGATTACTTTCACTGTAAAACTTATGCTTTTTAAGGCTTAATGCTATGTGATCGTATTCCCCTAAATGGCTCGCACATCTCTCGCAAAGGTTGACTGCCTGTCCACAATACGCTCGGTTTATTCCGGCTTCGTCAGTTCGGTAAAACACGTATATACCACTAGAATATGGAATGCTTGGACATATCCTTTTTATTCGATTCTCTCGTTCTCGCTTCATAGCGAAAACTCTACTATAATCCACCAGGCATCACTCCTTTCCAATCTGGTCAATGAGTTTCTTACATTCATCTTTAACATAGGCAAGTGAACGAATTTTGCAATCTGGATCTTTATTTAATTCTCGCCAGCAATCTCCCATTATTTTAAGCTTTTTTTTGAAGCCTGGTTCTTCCCCGAAATACTGTTCTGCTGTCTCAATATCATAACCATCGAAACAATGAGCGCAGTCAAAACCAATCCACCATGTATCATCATCGTCACAATCGTGTAGAAATGGTTCTGAATAAGTAACTCCACCATGGCAGTCAAGATAACCTAAATCATCAACAATTTTCTTTGCCAGCTTATGGCTGTTAGGTATTCCAACGTATCCGCACCTGTATGCTCTAGGCATGAACAGGACTACACATTGGTAACCTTTATACTCGAATTTAGTTTCTAAAACTGGTTCCATTTATTTATCACCCCTCCTTAACTAAACGGAAATTCATCTTCCATACCGCCTAAATCTGGCACATCCATGAAACTAGGTTCTGGCGGCGGTACTGGTCGTGTGTCTGTTTCCTGTGTCTGTGGTGACTGGCTCTTTCTTTCTGCAAATTCATGTTCTGCAACAAGGCAATCATTTGAGTAAACTTTTTCACCATTTTTGTTCGTATAGTTTCCAGTCTGCCATTCACCACGCACATTTACTTTCGTGCCTTTTTTAAGATATTTCTCTGCGAATTCTGCATTTTTTCCAAGACATACGCAAGTGATAAAATCAGATTTTCTTTCTGTATTCTTTTTCACTCTTCTCTCGACAGCCAAAATATATCTTGCGATTTTGGTATCATTCGTTCCCATTCTGATATCTGGATCAGCAGTTAATCTTCCAGAAAGAATAACAATATTCACAATTTATCACCTCTCAATCTGAATGTCGCATCTAATAAGTGCGTGTTTGATTTTCTTTGTATTTCCTGTTACAGTTTCTTCTTTCCCGATAACAAAGGAAATATCATCTTCTGTTACGTTGAATCCTTTTGTTTTGATATGCTCCATGATGATTTCTTTAATTTCATCTGTGCCGATTCCGATTGTTATTTCCAATGGTGTTACCTCCCTGGTTTGTATACTGGTGGCATTGGTTGCCATGCAATGACTGGGTAATATGCAATTCCGTGTTCTTCTACCATGCCCCATCTTCCACCGCCTAAATATGTAAGGGTTGTTGGTAACTCGGCGTCTTTTATGGTAACGTTGTATTTTATCTTATCTTCTGGGCTTTCTCTCACATCTGGCTCTGGCGGTAACTTCACATCTGTTGGAATCCACATATCCGCAGGACTGTAGGAACAGATCAGTTCTTCAACTTTCTTGATTGCGTCATTCCAACCTTTGTCGTACTTACATTCCTGTTCGGAAGGTTCTGGCTTTTTCAGTTTGTCAAGTGTTTTTAAGAAGATTTTCATTGATTAATCCTCCTTGACTTTCTCAATAGTTTCTTTTATTGCTTCTTTCACAGCCTTGGTTTTAATCATCTTATCTGCCAAGGCTTTTGCCGCTTCCTGTACGATCACGTTTTTATTCTCTTCTAGTATCTCGGAAATATGAGAATGTATCATCCTACACAACGGCTCATTGGTTTCTCTACTACCATATAACTCTTTTTTATAAATAACTCCTTTGATTTCTTTGGTAATTTTTTCAACTACCTTGTCCTCAACATTTTTACGGATTTCCTTTGCAATTTCTTCCTCATTGACACCAATCGTTACTGGTACGCTGAATACGCTCATTTTCAATTTCCCTCCCCTATAGCTATCACATCACATCCAATAAATACCAATTCCTCATGTTCACTAATTCCATAGCCGACAGATCTTCTTCCTACTTTAAAAAATACATTATTTGTATTAACCGTAACTCCTTCAGTTTTTTCCATATAATCAGAAACAATAGCTTTCAAAATATCTTCATTTAAGAAAGTTTTTCTTTCGACTATCGGATGTTCTTTTGGCATATATTCAAGCCATGTCTCTATACCTTTGTATTCTTTTCCTTCTGTGTCAGTCCATTCGCCATTTCCAGTATATGCAAGCATGATGATTCTTTCAGAGTTTTTCAGCTTTACATAATACAAACATGCGGTATCATCAGTTGGAGCTTCTGGAAGCATATCTCTTACTGAGCGCCATGCACTAGTTGAAGGAATTGTTTTTCCTGCTTTACGGTCTACATGCTCCTGTCCTTTAATTACATAGTTTCTAAATTTTTTTGGCATTAATTTTCTCCTTTCAATTATTCAGTCGAATTGTTTTCCTTATCATCTTCAACTGCTTTCCAAATACAATCCATAACAGATGCATAATCAAGCAGTATTTCTCTTTCTCTGATGTTTCTTCCGTCTTTTTCATGCCAATCTCTCACTATATAAAGTTCGGCATTTGCAGAAAGAATATCTGTTTTCATGTCCCAGTATTTAATATGAATTTCATAAGCTGCATTTGCAGAAATTGGATTTACATAAATTCCTTTTGTTACTTCTTTCCAATCTTTTAATTCAATTGATACCATCTATTTCTCCTTTCAAAACGGACATAAGTCCAAATTAACTTCTAGCCCCGGTCTGGCAATCTGCACCAGGGCATCATCCCAAACCACCGCTTCTTTTATCTCCTTCAAAATCTGTTCCGGGTCAGCTGCTTCATTACTCAAATGAACCAATGTTACCGTCCGTAATTCTGCCGTATGGTTTGTTTTTACTAGGATTTTGCAAGTATCTAAGGAACAATGCCCTTTAAGCCTGTGCGTGTAATTTTCAGCTGTTTTGTCAACCAATTCTTTACAATAGTTACACTCAATAACAAAGTGGTTCAGTCGCATTGCTTTGAAGTTGTACTTGCAGTATTCAAAGTCTGTCATGTACAGCAGTTTTCCCATTTCTTCATGTTCTACGATATAACCATAATTGAAGCACGGAATAAGTTGCCCTGTTTCCTTATCCCTTGTAGTATGTGGCAGATAGAACGGTATTACTGTAAATGAACCAACCCGAAACGGTCTTTTCTCTGGAACTCCTTTCATTAATTCACCAGTGATAATTTGCAGATGTTCCACAGTTTCATCATTGGTGTAAATCTGAATACCTAAATTCATCAGATTTTTAAATGATTCACGGTGATCACTCAACCGTGTTCATGGGTAAGAAGCACGCCAGAAACATCACTTGTTCTGTAATCAATAGCTTTCAGAATGTCTTTGTATCTGCATCCGCAGTCCAGAAGAAGCATTTCTCCGCTGTTCGATTTCAGAACATAGCAGTTTCCGTGGGTGCTTCCTGTGTTTACTACTCGCATGAACATTTATTATCACCTCTATTTCTAAATATTCCTTTAAATCAGTTTTCTTCATTCACAACAATACCGCCGTGGATAATAACTCGCTTTCCGTCCGAATCGTCAAAATAAACTTCATTTTCAGATTCGGAAACATCGAACTTCCCAGACCAGGACTTGATTTTACCGCCATTGTAATCGTAAACAGTTACGGTACGGTTCAGACCACCGTTCCAATTACTTGAAAAAGATTTTACTTCCCTGTCAAAGCTTGCGGTACAGCCTGTGATTGATACACAAGCTGTTACTGCTGCCACAATAATCAATTTCTTTTTCATTCTACATTTCCTCCTGGCTCATAAATGACGGAATTTCTGTTTCCACTGGCTCTGCTGCCGGGACTGGTTCTTCGGAATATCCATCTGATTCAACGACAAATTCCTCACTATTTGCGCACTCATCAATTTCATTCTGAACTGCTTTTTCTGGATCAGTTTCAATTTCTACGCCAGCATAAAAAGCATTCTGCTGTGTTGGATTCTCAAAATCCAGTTCAATGTGCTTGCACAGTCTATGTAATACAGTCTTTTTGTACATTTCACCAGTAAAGTTTTTCCAAGCTGGACTATTTGAAGCCTTACTGGATTTTCTCGTGTTTTCAAGGTCTGCCAAAGTCATAGTATCGTAAGCCATGCCACCATCTTTATAAAGAACAACTGCGAATGCTCCAATGATTTTTCCGTCATTAAAAGCTTTTGGTTTGAAGCTGAATGTCTGTTCGCCATTTTCGATAGATTCTTCGAAATCATCACCCTCACGAACCAGTTTTGCATAAATATCCTTTATCGGGCGAATAGAATATTTCTTTGCCAGCTTCTTCGCCCCTCTGTAGTCCGTTTGGTAATTAAGCTGATTTCCATATGGAACCAAGTAACACTCTTTTGAATAAAAATCCAAGCCCAAATAAGCGCCCTTCATCAGTCCAGACATCAACTGTGCTTTGCTATATTTCTGCAACTGTGGATTATCATTTACCAGAGCAAGTGCATTCTGTACGAATCTTGCCTTGTTAAAATCTTTTGGAAGTGCTTCTGCTACTGAATTTAGCTTTTCAGTAAGAGCTACGCTAAATGTCTGCGGTTCCTGGTTTGCTACCTGTGTTGTTTCTGCCATATCAATTCTCCTTTTCTCTTTTTTATATTTGCTAACACGCTATTGCGTGATTGCATCAGTTTTGTAACTATGTTATTTGATATACCTCTCAAACCATGATGAGAGAACACCGTCCTGCAAGCTCGTTTCGTACCTGTGTTATTTAATATACCCCTCCGGGGGCGTTCCTGCTGCCTGTTCATAACTGATTTTTCAGCCATGTTTCGTACCTGTGTTATTTGATATACCTCTTAAACCTCAATTGCGGCATCAATTTTGCTTACGTCGTTTCGTACCTGTGTTATTTGATATACCTCTTAAACCCCAAATTCCATTTCACAGGTAGCACAGGTTTTGGTGAGTGATTATTTTCCTCACATTCCAGGTGCAAAATCACCTGTGACTTGATTAAGCCAATTATTTCTGTTATTCTAATAATAAATATAGTTTGTTCTATATTTCATATGGAGCAGCCAGTCTGTCGCCAAACAAGTTACTGGCTGTTCCTTTCTTTTTTTAAAGCTCTTTCGCCGTCAAATCTCCGTCCGTCACTCTAAGCACAATCATCTGTCTGTCCAATAAAGGAAGTCGCTCGACATTTACGGATTCGCTATCGTCAATCCAAACCGGCAGATTCAGCCCATTCATTTCCTGTAATCCATTCAGTAAATCAACCTCGCAAAGAATTTTGTCGGAATGATTTAATCCGCTATTGTAGTCGATTCCATTACAGATCATCTTGCAAGTTTCCACTGGATTTCCCTCAATCGTGTAATCAAGGAAACTGAACTGGAAATGATGGAAAAATGGATTGATTTTCTCTGCCAGTGCCTTATTCTTCTGAATTGAGAAGTTAAGAACGGTGTCAATATTCTTTTCAATATCAGCTTGTACCTGTCCAAGGCTTTTCAGTTCCTCGTTCAGTTCGGCTACTCGCTTTTCTTTCTCCGTGACTGCTGCCTGTGCAATCTTAATGTCTGCATCCACATTGGAAATCTGTTTCATAACATTGCTGATCTGCATTCTTAATTCCTGTTTCTTTCCAGGAACATCATCAAATGATTTCAGTTTCTCTTCAAGATCTGCAATTCTCGCTGTAACCGCAAGATATTCTTCATCATTTTTCATATCTACAGATTCTGGAAGCTCCGTAAATTTGGACTGTTCTTCCTCAATCTGCTTAGTGAGTTCAGCAACTTCATCCTGTGCCTCACTGATTTCCGACTGTAATTTGTTGATTTCCTCGTTAGTTTTCTTTAATTTTGCAGCGGAAGTATTTCCAAGGTCGCAGACATATTTAAGCTTTTCCTGCTTCTCCGATTCAAAGGATTCTTTTATTTTCAACTGTGCTTCAATTCTGGCTTTCTTTTTTTCTTCAAAGGAAGCTCTCAATTCGGAAATCTGTTCTTCTGGCAGTTCCTGTCCGCAGGTGGAGCAAATGGTATCAGAATCATTGAATGTTTCAGCTTCAATAGCTTTCAGTTCAGAATCATCCAACTCCATTTCTTTGATTCTCGGATAGTCCTGTCTGGCTCTATCCAAGTCAGCTTTTGCCTGTTGTGCTTCCCTTATGTGGTTGCCCAGTTCCATTCCAATAATACGAATGCTTGATTCCTTTTCTGATTTTTTTAACATAAGTTCAGAAACTGTATCAGAAATAAATTTTTGTCTGGCTCTTAACCATTCATTCGCCTTGCTAACCAGACCATCCCTGGAAGATTTCAAACCACGGATTTCATACGAAAGACTGTCATAGCCTTTTGCTGAATCTTCAAGAATCTGTTCCTGTTCTTCCAGTTTGGAAAGGTCCGCATTAAGCTCCTGTTTTTTGGATTCCAGGGAAGAAGTATCTTCTGCTTCAACAGTCCGATTGGTTTCATATGCAATCTCCGTGTTTTTGGCATCCACCTTTTTCTTTTGTGCATTCAGTTCTTTTCGGAGCTTCTTCAATGTATCTTCTACGGAATGCCCCTTTGTGATTTCTTCCACATGAGCGTACTGTGGATTCTCTTCCATAAACTGAGCAATATCGAAACCAGACATCTTTTCCAGTACCTTCCTGGATTCTGCTGTTGACTTCTGTAATGTATTCAGAAATGGTTTTGGATTACTGCACATCAGAAGTGTTGAAGGCTCCGCTATTGAATGGATGAACTCGGTATAATCCTTTAATTTAGCCGGGAATCCGTCAATTTCATAAGAAGTTTCATTTCCATCGAACACCTCTTCGGACTGTCCTTTTGGTTTTCTCCACTTCTGCTTTGTGATTTTGCGGATCACTTTTTCTTTCCCATCAATCGCAAGTGTAAGCTCCCTTACAACATCAACCTTTGGCACTTCCAATCCATTTTCTTTTCTGCGGATAGAAGTCGGTTCTGTACCATTTGCCATCTTTCCTGTCAGAACATCCAAATATGCGTCCTTTAATGTGGATTTTCCTTCTCTGTTTCTGCCGGAAATCTCTGTTCTCGGAAACAAATCTACAGACTTACTTGGAAACTTCTTGTAATTCTCCAAGTAAATTTTTTTTACTTCCACTTTCATGCTCGATTATCCTCCCTATTGATACCTCATATGCAGTTCTAAGCTCTACTTCATCACCAGATAAATTTTTATGATAAATCCGGCTCTGGATTCTTCCGATTATTTTTACGAAATCTCCGACCTTGAAATCAGCAGCTTCTCTGGCTTCATTCCACCATGCGATACATGGAATATAATCTGTTCTTCGCAAGTCATATTCGTTGCAGGCAATCATCAAATCACAGATTTCTTTTCCACTTGGTGTTCTGCGGTACACAGGCAGTTTGCAAAGATAACCTTCCAGAATGATTTTGTTTTCATCTCTTTCTTGTTCATTTCCATAAGAGATTATTCCTTCTTTGATTTCAAGAATTAAATGGCTTTTTCCATTTTCATGTTTGTTAGAAGAAATGTATCTTCCCTCGATATAAACGTGTTCTCCTATCGGAAAAGCATCTGACAGCCCTTCTCGAACTATAACCGGAAGTAAATCAACCGCCCCGCTAGTTCGTTTTACTTCAATGTAAATTCTTTTGAACTTTTTATCATCTTTAAAAAATACATCTGGCTGAATGTCCATTAACGTACCGTATAATTGAACTTCATTCTTGTTATTCTTCATCCTCCAATTTCTCCATTTCTTTTACGGAAATCTCATATACACTTTCCGTTTCTTCCCCATTAACATAAACATCACGGCTCATTAATCTGCCAACTACTTTAATGTAATCATTTCTTTTAACGTCTACCGCCAGATCAGCGCCTTTTCCCCATAAAGTGCAGCGAATAAAATCGGATCTTTCCGAATAATCCCTTGGAATTGCCACGAAAAGATTTGAAACTTTCCTGTGCGTTACTGGTGTAAGTTTTGCACATGGCTCTTTCGTGCAACTTCTGGCAATAAACTCTACTTCGTTTATATCACCCTCTGGAACCTGTTCTTCCAGGATTTCCACTTCGTCAGCTGCAATATAATTAGTATTGTGGTGCTTGTTTGGATTTTTAGAAGTGTCAATACTTCTAATTGCTCCTGTTACCACAACTTCTTTTCCGTTATAATCATTGTCACGTACAATGGAATCTTCTATAACGATTGGGAACATATCTACTGCACCACTTTTGCGAATAACTGTCAGCATGAATTTGTAATAATATCTTCCGTAATGTTCGTGGCTGAACACTATTTCCCCGGCTCTACCTGATAATCTTACTTTATTTAATCTTTTCATTTACTTTTCCTCCGTTCCTAATATAATAGGAAGAAACATTATTGAGAATAAGACGGTTGATACGAAGAACACCCCAATAACATCAAATGATGTAAGCATCCATGTAATTGAGAAGATTACTGTAAACATCCCTATCCCCACAAATATTTCTTCTATTGTCTTTACCACCTCTTTCATTTTGTCCTCACTTTCTTCTGGATGTGGTTACTACAAGTGCAGCTGCCAGAATAGCGATAATTACATTTCTTGCCATCAGCTTTTCTTCCAGATCAGCAATGATTTCGCTGGAAAGTGTCTGATTTTCGCCATTTTTTTGCATAAAAAATCCTCCTGTTATATTTTTGTTTGTCAAATACAGGAGGTTGTGTTATAATAATCCTGTATTTAACTAACTCGTTCTTAGTTAGATACCGTCCTGGTTGGTGTGTCAGCACCTTCCAGGGCAACTTAATCTACTTCTACAAATTTTCCGTCTTTCAACATATAGAAAGTATCTTCTTTAATGTTTTCTCCATCTACTTTTGCTGATTTAACATCTACAATATGATATTCATTATTAATTTCTTTCCACTCTGCTAAAACAATAAAACATCCAATTTTTCCTTTAGCTTTTGAATCAATTCCTGTAGCTAATGCAATACTTTCTTTTCCTTCTACAATTGCCGCTGACCGATATCCGGTATTGGTTGCCGCTGACTGATATCCGGTATTGGTTGCCGCTGACTGATCTCCGGTATTGGTTGCCGCTGACTGATATCCGGTATTGGTTGCCGCTGAATAATTTCCGGTATTGGTTGCCGCTGACTGATTTCCGGTATTGGTTGCCGCTGACCGATCTCCGGTATTGGTTGCCGCTGACTGATTTCCGGTATTGGTTGCCGCCGACCGATTTCCGGTATTGGTTGCCGCCGACCG